TGCTCATGTTAGCATTAGTAACAGTTCCTGTTACGAAAGCACACGCGGTCAGGGTGGTCGGAGGTCCTTTGTCCTCAGATCACTTGAAACCTGGCTAACGGAGGTCTGTACTGCAGACCGTTTGGTAGATACCCCTATCGGTCCTTTCACTGAAAAGGCCGGTATGACAAGACGACAGACTGTTCATCCTCCAGTAATGGAGGACTGCGATGCTGTGCCTCGGAAGGTGCAGGACGGACTCCTGACCGAGTCTTACTCGGGTACAGAATCAGAGCGAGTTGGTTTCCAACTCTTCTGCTGGTCCTTTACCAGCTTAGTGGAAACTGATGCACTACTCCCTAATGGGGAGCGGGGCAGCAGACCACTAAATATTGCTCGGGTCGCCATTGGCGAACCAGGTAATAAGGTGAGAATTGCAACTAAATCAGAAGGTGCAATGGTGACCTATGGTCAGCCATGGGGACACATTCTGAAAGAAATACTGTCAACTGATGAGACACTCACAGCTGGACTGGGAGCTGCGGCTCAGGGGTTCGAATGGCTAAAGCGAGCAAAGCTCGCCGGAACCAAACGGGTCCCAGACTACATCATGACGGGTGACTTCGAAGAAGCATCCGATCACATGATCTGGTCACGTATTAAGACAGCATTCCGAATCTTATTCGAAGTGCTAGGTATTAATTCTGCTTACATGATAAGCTACCTTGATCTACTAGCCTCACCTCACCGAATCGTTGAGGATGGGATAGAACACATTACTTCAAGGGCAGCCCTGATGGGTTGTCCAGGAACTAAGAGTATTCTAACCTTCATAACAAAGGTCGCGAATAAGCTCGCACTGTCTACAGGACAGTGGTTTGCTACCGCCGGCGACGATCAAATCGACGCAAGCGATGATCCCGGTATCCTAGACAGATACCGAAATGCTATACGTATTTCGTCCCTAGTTCCTGGAACTTGGGGCGTTTCCAACGTTATAGCTAAGTACTGCGAGGAACTTCTAGTTCCTGGCTGGAACCTTATAGGTCTTGGAGACTTTGGTGAACCGAAGATCGATACACCAAAACCAAGGCTTGTCTCTCCAGAACAAAAGTCTGGGAAGGGCGACGACGACACGAACCCCATCTTTGGTAAGGCACGTGATCTATCGAAGTCTGTAGCATGGGCAGAGTTCCCTGAAATCTGCA